AGGGAGCTGCCATGCAGGAAATTACTATGGATGACCTTGATGAAGAAACTCGTGAAGATATCGAATGCGGATTGCTTTCTTTCGAAGACGTGAAGAAGGAACTTGGCGGCAGAATTGTTGGAGATAGAATTAGTGAAATTAGATTTGCAGAACTTACTCCTAAGAAGAATGTACCACAGGATACTATTTACTCCGTAGATGATATGCATCCTGCAAAGGCAGATGATGTTGCAGATATTGATGAAGACGTAAACATTGATATTTTTGCAGATGATAACGATGATGACGATCTTTGATGTAAAGGGGATATTATAAATGGCTGAAAGAAAATATGGAATCACATATAAAATGAGTAAGAATTTTGAAGATTATAGCTATATTATCAATGGTGTAGGCGGTATTGGTAAAACAACTCTAGTATATGAAATTGGTAAGCTAGTTACTGGTAGTAATGAAGGTACTTTTATTATTACCTGTGGTGGTGAAAATAAGCCCAAGCATATTCCCGATGCATTCGGTGATGTAGCACCTGATTTCAAGACTTTTGTTGCAATTGTAAAGGAACTTTGCACTAACAAGGAAGCATATCCCGATACTAAGTTTGTAGCAATTGATAGTTTAGATGAATATGCAAGAATTACAGAAAATTATGTAGTCGCAGAATGGAACGCATCTTGCGATATTAATGAAAGAGCAAAGAGTATTGCTCAGGCATACAAGGGATTCCAGAAGGGCGAAAATAGAGCAACTGATCTCATGATTCAGCAGGTAATTAAGCTACAGGAAGCTGGTTACAGTATTCTTGAAATTGGTCATACCAAGACTAAGACTAAGTCTGATGTAATTACTCAGGTTCAGTTTGAGCAACTAACTTGTAACCTTGACAATAAGTACTATAATGCACTAAAGGATAAGTGCAATCTTGTTGCAATGTGTTATTTTGAAAATACAATTGACAATGTCGAAGAGAAGAAGAATGCATTTACCAAGAAGATGGTAAAGGTTGGCGAGCTTGTAGACCGTAAGAGAGTTATGGTTTTTGCAGATGATGATAATGCAATTGATTGCAAATCTCACTTTGAGTATATTCCTCATAAGATTGACTTTGACGCTAAGGCTTTTGTGGAAGCAGTTGAAGCTGCAATTGCTATGAAGCTAGATGCTGCAAATGGAAATGCTCCAAAGAAGCCTACTAAGGCAACTAAGACTAAGTCCGCTCCCGCTCCTGTAGCCGAAGAGCATCCTATTGATGACGATGAACCTCCTTTTGATATTGATGATGATATCGATGAAGTAGAAATCGATGTAGAAGAGTCTGTAGATTTTGATGCAATCAGAACTGAAATTCGCAATAAGAATAAGGCTGGTACTGCCGAGCAGAAAAAGTCTGCCAAGGCAATTATTGCAGCAACAGGTAAGAAGTTAGACGAAATTGATGATATTGAGGTTCTAACTCAGATCCTTGAAATATTTGAATAATAAATTTAGAGGCGGAGGCGGGAAACCGCTTCCGCTATTTTCTTATTTTATATGACAAGAAAGGGTGACATAGGTGGCTAGAAAGGCAAAATGTCGTGCTTGTGGCAAAGAATTAGACACGACAACAGCATTTAAATTAATTTCATATGATACTAATGATAAAGAAAAAAGATTTTATTATTGCAGTAGAGACGAATACAAAGAAGACGAAAAAGCTAAAGAAAAAGCCGCTGCAGATAAGGATAAAGTATATAGGCTAATTTGTGATATTATTGGGCGTGATGAAATTCTTAATAGTATTTTATGGAAAGAAAAAGCGATTTGGAATAAAGTAGCTGCCGATGAAGTCATTGCGCAATATCTTGAAGAAAGTAAGATTTATTTAACTGGAGTAATTTCTAAGCTTGAAGATAAAGAATTTAATCGTATCAGGTATTTGAGCGCAATTATTAAAAACTCTATTGGTGATTATAAACCTAAAGTAATTATAAAAGAAACTACTTTCCCTATTATTCAAGATGAACATTATGAAACTAAATTTAAGCTAAAATCAAGAGTAGGGTTTGAAGATTTTGAGGAGGATTACGATGAATAATGATTTGTTTATTACAGGCGTAAAAGAGAAATATCCATCGGAACTTCTTGAAGGACGTGTTAATATTGAAGCCAATGTCGTTGGCTGTATGGTTTCAGATATGCTATTAGCAGAAGATACAAATATAGATTCGTCTAAATTTTTAACAAAAGATGCTAGACTAATTTTTAATGTAATTAAAACATTGAGAATGCATAGATGTTCAATTTTTGACGAAGTTTCTGTTTTGACTTATATTAAAGGAGATATTAAGGATAGGTTAGATGAAATTGGTGGAGTTAATGCAGTAAAAAATATTGCTGATTGTATTAATATTAGAAATTATGATGCATATTTAGATAATCTATTAAAATCTAATATTATTCTTGATATGCATACTTTTGGGTTTAATCTTTTAGAACCTATTGAATATGAAGGTAAAACTATTAAACCTTTAAAACTTTTTTCTAAAATGACAAGTGAACAAGTAACTGATTGGTATACTGCAAAACTTGAAAGTTTTGGCACTGGTTATAGTAGTAAAGTTCTTGAAGAAGAAGAAATAGATTTTACAGATGAGTTTATTGCGAACTTAGAAAGTGGCGAAGAAGCTGGTACGCCATTTGAGTTTTTTGATGATGATGAAAATGGAGATCCTGTTCCTTCGTTAAAGTATTTTTCAAAACAAGTTAATGGGATTCCAGATGGCATGACTATTATTGGTGGATTTTCTAATGTTGGTAAAACAACTCTAATTATTACAATTATTATGTCGATGCTACATGAAGGGCGTAAATGCATGATAATTTCCAATGAGCAAAGGTCTAAGGTATTTAAAATTGGATTTTTGTTATTGATTTTAACAAAGCATTTTAATTATTATAATTTAACTAAGACTAAGTTAACTAATGGAAATCTTACTGCTGAAGACAAAAAGTATATCAAAAAGGCACAGGAATATTGGAGAAAGCATTATAAGGGAAAATTATGGTTTATTAGTATTCCAGACAGTGATGTAAATTTTGCAGTAAAAAAATTTAGAATTGGAATTTTAAATAAAGGAGTACAAACTTGTGTTTATGATACTTTTAAGTGCGATTTTTCTTCTGGCGGAGAAGATAATACATGGGTTTCACTTATTAAAGATAGTAGAAAGCTTGAAGCACTAAGTCGTAAATATCCTGGAACGCAAGTAATTTGTAGTTTACAGTTGGCAATTAATAGTCTTGGCAAACTATTTCTTGATAGTTCTGTTTTAAGTATGAGTAAACAGATAAAAGAAGTGTGCGACTTAATGATTTTATGTCGGGCAATGTATCAAGAAGAATTCGATCAGACTAGCAAATATTATTGTAATCCATTTAAAACAGTTCAAGACGAAAACACAGGAGAATGGAAAAATATTGATTGGTTGCCAAAGCCAGATACAGTATATAGAGCTGTATTTATAGAGAAATCCAGATCATCTGGTGCAGTAAGTTCTGATACTGGTATTGGCTATATTTTCTCATTCCATGGCCAATGGGGAATTTGGTCAGATGCAGCAAAAGCAAAGTTTAAACATGGTTATATTCAGTAAAGATACTTGGCAAATAAAACTTTTAATGTTAATGTAACGATACAAAATTAATGAAAAGGGGTGAGATATGTGTTAAGTGAAATTAAAGAAGAGCTACTAAAAAACACTGATTCAATTGTGTTATTGCTTGAACATTTTGACTTTGCACATATCAAGCCTTCAAGTAAAGAAATAAGATTTGCTCGTGATGATAGAGCAGGTAAAAATATAAGTATTAGATTGGAAAATAATGATTATCTAGTTGTTAACGATTATTCAAGAGGAGTTAGACTAGATATTTTTAGCTATATAGTCCAAGAGAAAAATGTAACGTTTCGTGAAGTTATTCAGCAAACAAAACAAATTCTTGGTTTGAATAATGATTGGAGACCACAACGAAAA